ACTATCCGCTACGAGTGTGTAGCCATTTGTGCCTACTGGAAGTCTTGCATCACTAGTACTAAATGTATAAAGATCACCTTTTGTAGTTAAAGGCGATACCGCACCGGCTTGTACAAAATCAAAATAAATAGCCGCGCTTGCGCTTGTAAAATATAAAACTCCACCATCATATTGCGGCACAATCAAACTACCGGCGGTATTAACGGTTGCAGTACCGGCAGTGATTGTAACCGCACCTGATCCCCAGTTTTGAATTGTCACAATATCGCCGGCAGAAAATAATCCAGTATTGACCGTAATTGTGGTTGCGCTTGTGCTATTAACAGATACAACTGTGCCGGCATCAGTTGCTACTAAAGTATAACTTGTAGTTTTTGCGGTGGTTGATCCACCTAGCATTGCAGTTTGTTGTAATGATGTCATTTGGGCGGCTGTAAGAACTTGCCCCACGCTAAATGTTTGTTTTGCCATTTATCATCTCCTAATAAGCCAAAGAATCTTCATCTAAAATTCCATCCACCGCTGAGTCTAGCAAAAATCCTGATGCAAAAGGTTGGGCACATGTAAAAGTCACTAAAAAAGATTTGGGTGTTATCTGATAAGTCAAACCTGCAATTACGCTATCTGTAACTAGAGTGCCGGCTGGCAAGGTTTGAGTGACCTGAATTGGATCAAATACATCTAAATTCAAAGCGGCAATTACGCGATCAGGGTCATCTTCACCATAGGCATCAACAGTAAGAGAATTAAGTTGTATATTTACACCCTGTTCTTTACGGGAAGCAATTATCATTTGTGCTTGATTCAAAGCATCTGCATCTGTTTGCATGATGCCAGTTCTTACACGGCTATGTTGAAAGTAATCATCAATGCTTGCAGTATCGCTGGCAGTTTGCGCCACGCCCCCGGTTCTTGTGACAGTAACTTTGTTAATCATTTGATAATCCGAAATATCAAATTCAACCGCCTGATAGGTAACATCACCTGATCCTGGCACATCACTAAAAGCCGTTACCGTGTCACCTTCTGCAACTATAATGTCATTACGCGACATAAATTTTGCATATCCGCGTTCATCCATATAAAAAGCACCTAAGTCTGTGGCTTCTACCACCTGACACGCTGACAATAAAGATCTTGATGCACCATCATCTGCCTGAACCGTGGTAGTTGCGGTTGTGGATATATCACGCATACCACCTGGCCAATCTCCGGCATCTAGCAAACTTGTTATTCTTTGAGCAGTTGTCTGTCCAGCACTACCACCACTCACTGAAGTAATAGTTGTTAGATTTAATAATTGAAAACCATCCACACATGCCAGGGTTACATAAGCCGGATCAAATCCGGTAGGGCTTTGATAATTCCATTCTTGAACATAAAATGATCCTAGATTGTAAGTAACATTGGCATATTCAGCGGTAAAGCGAATTTTACGCATTGGTTTTATCTTGCCATACAAAGGTGAAGATGTATTGGCAGGATTAAATTGACCAGTTTCATCAACAAAAACTATTCTTGCAGTACCACCGGTAAAAGAGTCTGATGATCTGTTAAATGCACGGCGAATATAACATTGTGTTACATAAGGTGTTATATCAACTATATCTGCGGCGGCTGTACCTAAAACTGCCACATCAAGCGGCGTAGCAGGATCATCAAGAACCAGGGCTGGATCAAAACTTGCGCCCTGGCTAAAATCAATTTCAGCACTAAATATGGCGGCTGGCATTATCTACCTAAATTAGTTAATTGAGTTACCGCGCCTGACCGATTCAAGTTATACAAAGCATCTTGAATAACAGATTGTAATTCACCTTCTGAAATAACTGATCCGGCAACATTAACATTTACAGTAGTACCAAATCCACTCATTCGGTCTAATGGTATGACCGCTTCACTGCCGGCTTCTCCTATCAAGGCGGCAGTTGGTTGTGTAACAATGCCACCATCTGCCATAGGGAATAATTCACTAGGCAATACTTTACGACCCCTAGAAGTTAATTCGCCAGTAGATGTAAATAGGCTAGGCATTTCCCTTGCCGTATCACCTTCTATAATTTTGCCAGCCTGATTTACTTTATCTTGTAAGGCCAAAATGGTTTGTTGAGCCGCTTGTAATTGCGCTACATTTTGAGATAAAGGTGTAAATGCTGTTTGTGAAATTTGTGTTTGCAATTTTTGTGCATTTAATTCTTTCATTAACTGCAACATCTTTTGCAATTCTGAATTAGCCGCAAATAATTTTTGAATATATATTAAAACTTCGGCATTAGTCATACCCCATTTTTTAGCCAGCATCTCTACTTCTTCAGTAGTGATTTGACCATCCTCTATAACCTTCAGCACATCTGCATATCTTTGTGCTTCATTTACGGCGGCTTCAGTTCCCTCTGCCAACTTCTGCAATATCTTTACGCGTGCTTCATCTTCTAAAGATAGTTTGCGTGTTAAGGCCGCTTGCAAGTTAATGCGATCAATATCAAACATAGCCTGTAAATCAGCCTTCTTTTTATCAAATGCTAATTGAGCAGACTTTTCTTTAGTCATTTGTTTTTCTCTAGCCAAAATATCTTTTTGAATTTTTGCTAATAATTGTTCAGTAGTTAATTCTTTTTTACCGTAAAGTCTTTGTTGTTCCAAAGCATCAATAGTAATTTGTGATAAACCTATATAACCGCGTTCTTGTAATATACGCTTTTCTCTTAATTTAATGCCTTCTTGTTCTATCTGTTGTAATTTGTTGCCAGCATAGGTGGCTTGTCCGGTAATACCCTCAATCGCAACCTGCAAAAAGTCTAAATACGCACCCAATCCTTTATTTTCAAAAGTGGCGGCTGAGCCTACAAATATATCCGCAAATTGTGTGGCCGCTTTTTCTAATTTATATCCAAATATATCTACCGCATCTGATCCTGTTGCAATAATTGATATAGCGGTAATGAATCCTTGACCTAAAGTTTCAGTGGCTTCTCCTGCGCTAATAGAAAAAGATTTTAATTGTCCTTCAAATGTTTTAGTTTGCGCTTCTGCTGACCCGGCATATTTTTCTGTGCTTTGTAATATTTTTACAAATCCTGCGGCTTTGGCTTCTGCGGCAGTGTAACCAATCCCCAATGTACCAATAGATTTATAGTTACCAATAGCGGCCTTATTTATAGCATCTAAAACAGTGCTTAAATCAAAACCTGTGCCGGCTGATAAATCTAATGCTTTTGATAATAAATATTGTGATGATTGTACATCTCCAGTTTGTGATACAAGTTGCCTAAAGGCCGGCACTAATTCTTCTTCTGTAACATTTGTGGTTCTTTGTAAATCAGATATAAAACTTTTTATATCAGGTAATAAAAATTGTTGGCCGATACTGGATAAAGTTAGTTGTAATTGCTTATCTAATTTTTCCTGGGCTAAAGCGGCATCAATAGATCGTTTTGCAAATAAGGCTAAGCCAGCCGCCGCCGCAATACTGCCGTATTTAGCAAATGACTTTAATCTAAAAGCACCAGTGGCTACTACTTTGTCAAAACCCTTTAATTCTTTAGTGGCTCGTTCTAAACCTTTTTTATCAAATTTAGTAAGGAAGTTAATTGCTACAAACTGACTTAATGCCATATTAACCCCTGAATTTATCGCCTAGATATTTTTTAAGAACTGTATATAGATTAGCATTTACTTGATCGCCTAATTGATAGGCGGCTCGGTAAATCAATCTTTTTTCTCTGTATGCCGTAGATGTACTATCAAGTTTTGCAATGAATGACTCACTGGCATTTGGATTACGGCTTACACGCCTTGTTCTTCCGCGTGATTTACTTGTGCCAAATCCTGCCAATTCATAAATAATACCTGGCACTGATCTATTGACAACTGCAATAGCGGTTACTGAGAAGGTTGCACCTTTTTGTCTTTGAACTTTTGTTTTGGCAGTACCAATCCTTATGCCTTTAATAACTTCACTATGCGACCATTGCCAACGGCTTTTGTTCTCATACATTCTTCCTCTGTGATCATTATCTGTTGCCCATCCCCATGCCGGTGGATAGGTTGGATTTACATCACGCCAGCCAGGAAAAGGTTTATGTGGCACAAAACTTTGTGCTAATTTTGCAACCGGTTTTACTTGTTTAGTTAATTCTCTCCTAAACTCTCTTTGTAATTTAGGATCTAATTCTTTTAATTCCTTCATCAGTTGATCAAGATTTTCTACATAAACGGCTTTTAATGATCTTGATGACCTAACCTTACTTATGCCAGTTTCAATCATTATTTACGCCTAACTGTTGCCTTCTTATTGTTGTAATGCCGTTCTTGCAGTATGGCTTTTATAGCCGCATAAATCGCTGGATCAACTTCTAATAAATCTTTAGGGCTGATTCCTGTTGCCACCGACACGGTAGCGACTTCATAAATTGATCCGTGTCGGTCTATCCATTTTTTGAATCATATATTAAATCAACATCTACATATTGATTTATATAGTCATCACCATAGGCTAATTCTGTTTTGCCGGCATCTTTTTCTAAACGCCAGGCAAACCACCACAAATCACTTTCCATTTGTAGTTCACCTAATCTCTTACGCCAGCCTGTCTTAAATTCGGCTTCAAAAGCCACCTTTACAGATGGCGTAAGATCATAGGTAAGTTTTTTACCATCTTTTTTAACAATTTCAATTCTGTGCATTGTCCCACCATTCCCTTATTACGCGCTTGTTGATTTTGTTAATGCAGTTACCGGAAGCGATACAGATACACTTGCTACTGCATCAACAGCACCATTAACGGGTGTCCATGATGAAATAAGGCAAGACATTGTATAACTTGGGTTTGTAGCAGATACCGTACCTGATACTGGTATCAACTTGATATTTAGTTTTGTGCCTAGCGCATCTTCAAATAATGAGTTCACTGATGCTGATGCAAAATCATTGTACATTTCAAGATTTAGTGTAGGGCGTTCAATTCCACCAATCATGTTCTGTACAGAATCATTCATTGCAGTGATCTCAACTTGATCAATCTCGCGTGCAAGGCTTACAGTGCTGACATGATCAGTAATGGTAGTTGTACCTACAATCACGGCAACTTTGTTACCCATAAATATGGCCATATTTTTCCTCTCGTTACTAACCTATCAATTCAACCGAATATTGATAACTTAGGTAGTCAATATTAGCGGAAGTAATTGTGCCAGGGGTTGCCGACACAACCCTTAGCGTTTGAACAGCACCGCTTAATGTTTTGTCAGCCTCAATCGCGGTTTTTATTGAAGTTGAACCGGATGATGCTAAAAGCCCATCCAATCTTGATTGTCCATCTTTTTCACTCATTCTGCCAACAATAACAATTATCTGACATGTAGCAGAATCAAATCCTCTATTTAATGTATAGTCATAATTCATTGATAATTGACCAACTATTGCAAAAGCGTTATTGGTTGGGATATTTGTTGAATCAGGTACATAATCAAAAACGCGCAATCCGCTTATAGCATTTAATGCAGTTTTAAGATTTGCTCTAACTGTACTTGGTGTCATGCAACCACTTCTTTTTTATATGCTCTTACCATTGCGGTTATATCTCGGCCAACTGGTGACATTCTTACTACACCTAAATCACCCAATCCTAAAATTCCACCAGGTGCATCTTTACGCTTGTATAGATCAGCGGTCAATATTAAACAAGCCATGTTTATATCACTAGGTACTGATGGCCATCCCCATTTGGCTGTAACTTGCACGCCAGGGCGCAAACCATTTTGTGTGATGCCAGGAAATATTGGCCAGGTTTCGGTATTAGATACCATTGTTAATTGGGTATATGGCCTTCCCAATGAAGGTGCAGTTAATGGATCTAAAATATAATCTGTATTTAATGTTAGAGATTTTGTATATGTACCATTGCCGTTTTCATCAACTGCAACTGCTAAATTAGTTGTTGATCCAATATCATCTACATAAACAAATATATTTGAATAAGCACGGTAAAGCCGTGCAGATGCATTAGCATCTAAATAAAATCTACGATTGGCGATCCGATCTATTGACCTGGATGCTGATTCAATTAAATCTTCCAATAAATCATTATCAGTATTGTCTGATATTGACATGTAATTTTTAATTTCGGTTAATGTTGCATAACCATTTGTTATAGCCATGATTGGTATCCAAATCCTGTACTGCCCTGGGACATTAGACAAACTCCATTCTTTAGATACCAATCATAGTTAGGATCTAGGCCGCTGGAAGGGTAGCGGCCTAGAAGATTGGTTAGTTTAGAAACTTGGTGTCGCTAAACCTGTACCGTTGATTTGAGCAATCGCTTTTGGATAACGCTCAGCAGTAAATGCTGACATTCCGAATAGAACAATGTTCAACGCTACCTTGCCATTTGGTTCTTCAAATGTTACATAGGTAGGTGCGGCGGCTTCTTCCCATAGATGTGTTTCATTCAAATCAACCACAAAGATTGTGTCTTGATTTGTACTTGCACCTTTATCAGTTGCAATGTTTGCATCTACGATAATTGGCAAACCTAGAATTGAGTAACCTGAGTTACCGTATGAAGGTGTGCCATTACCTGTACCGATTGCGTTCATTGGGTTATATGCCTGTGGCACTACCAATGGGCGATTTGAACCATCTACTCCAGCCAATAGGAATCCTAGACGGCGTGGGTGCATGATGATTGCATTTGGATTTACATAAATATTGCTTTGGATCTGTTGGATTGCATCTGCAATCTTTGGATATAGACCTGCAACTGTTCCTGTGGTAGCAGTATAAGTTACAAGAACCCCAGTAGTCATATTTACTAGACCCAATGGTTGTCCATTTGATCCTGATCCATTTAGCAATGAATTATCTAATTTGGTGTGATAATCGCGAATCAAGTCACCTAATACAATGCCTTCAATATTGTATCCGCGTAGTAATGCTTGCTTGGATACTGATTGCTGACCAGCAATAGTATTTACATTTACGGTCAGTGTTGTATCAGCAATATCTTGTGATACAGCGGCAGTGTTTTGAGATGTTTGATATGCAGTTACAGTGCCAGTGTTGATCTTAGAGATAACTACTGACATACCCTGTGCAGGTAATGTATGTTTGCGTGCGGCATCCGCGAATGGGCGACCAGCGCGTGCTAATGGTGCATATAAATCAACTAGATACTGTGGCACTACTAGACCTGCAAAATTGGATGTACCAACTGCACGCTTTTCTACTGCCATCTCTCTTTGGTGGCGTGCAATACGCTCACCTGATTCTGCATCTGTCTTGAAATAAGACTTCAATGCATCAGTTAGGAAATCATTGTTTGATCTCTCTGTGTAGGTTAGTTCCTCGCGTGTAACAGAAAAGCCACCTGCGCGAACTTCCTTCTTTGGCTCAACATTCGCATCAACTTTAGCGGCAAGTTCTGCGGCTTTTTGATTGCGGATTTCAATATCGGACATCTGCTCAATGCGTTCATCCAACTTTTTGATCTCTAGGTTAAGGGCTTCTACATTAGCCAACTCAACTTCTGATAGATCGCGTGCTTCCTCAGCCGCACGGTCTAAAGTTGCTTGAATGAGAGATGTCTTTGATTCGCGCTTCTCGCGTAGAGAAGCAAGAAATGTATTTGACATTTTTCTCCTATTAGTTAGTTATTAGTGAGAAGGTGTAACGCGCGGTAATACCGGGTTAGGTGTTCTACGACTTAATTAGATTATATATCTTTTCTTATTGCTTTTAGCAATTCCATAGCCGTGTTAAATCTAGTTTTTTCTTCAACACGATTTTGATTGGCAATTTTTTCTGACCAGGATTTACCAGCATCTCCACCCCATAAAGCCCATGCAATCCGACCATTTGAAGGGTAACCATCTTCACCTTGTCTAAAACCTTTTGCCTTTTTATCAACTTCATGGCGTGCAAAAAAAGATACCATTCTGTTCACTGTATCTAAAGACAAATTCTTGCCGTTAATAATATCTCTAGCCCTGGCAATCCCTACCTCTGTGCCACCTCTACCAAATTCTTGCCGCCAATCTAAACCTTTTTGTGCTTCAGATTTCATGCCTTCATTTGGTGCGTAACCTTCTGCGCGGTTCTCACCATATTCTGAAATGTTAATAGCGGTTAATTGATCCTCGGCTTGTGCTTTGGTTTTATGGCATCCAATAAGTTCATTGGTAGCAGTTTTGACAACCGCATAACCTTCGCAATCCGGATGATTATTTGTTACGCTGTATGGCATCTAAAATTTTCCTTGCTTCATCTGCTCTAGGCGTTAATAATGGCGCACCTTCTCGCATACCTGTAACTGCGGCCATCTCACCATAAGCACCAAATGTAACTAATGACACTTCGGCCAAATGTGCTTTTAATCTCTCCAAAACACCATCCGGTCTTTTCTTGTTTTTAATTGGCATAAAACCAACTGATAATTGATCTAATGCACCATCTTTAACTAATTCTAATGCTTCATCACCTTCGCGTGTTTTTGAAATCTTAAATTCAGCATAAAGACCATCATCTGTTTCCTTTAATAATGTGGCTCTACCCAAAACATTATTTTCGCCATGTCCCCTTAATAATTTGACACGGTGTGGTGCTTTAATGACTTCTGCAAAAACACCTTTTCTAAATACTTCAATCATAGTGCTAGTAATGCGTTGTTCTTTGTTATATGGCACGGCAATACCAAAAATAGTGCGACCATCACCACCGGCACGCAATTCTAAATCTACTGAGTAACTTCTATTTTCTATTTGCTCATTGCTCATAGTCATTATCCTCTACTGTATCAACTACATCACTTTGTAGTGTTTCGTCTTCACCTTCATCTTCATAATCCATAGGATCTAAATTTTCATATTCTCTGACTTCATCAACACTTAAAAATCCATTAGATAATGCAACGGCGTATGCATCAAATCTACTGGCCGTATCTGTCTTTAATAAAGAATCATACTTAAATGCCGCCGTTTGACCGCGAACTAATAGATCAGAAAATGCTGATTCTATTCTTTCGGCTATTGGTTGTATTGACCATTTAACTAACTGTAAATTCTCTTGTTCAACATTTGAATAAGTACGACTAGAGTTTGGTGAACCTAAAAAGTAAGGCGGCAACCCTAGGATGTTGGCCGCCTCTGTTAATCCGGCTGTTTGTGCTTCTACTAGTTGTGATTCAGCCGCATTAGAACTAAGAACTTCAAAATCTGTTGATGCGTTCATGACCACCGGCGATCTGTTGCGTGATGAGTACATTGCCATCCATGCGGTTTTTAATGCATCCGCTTCTTCTTGTGTCAGATCAGGATTAGCAGATTTAATCACTGCGGTAGGATTTACACCACCATCAAAATATCTTGATGCATATTCATTTATTGCAATCTCTTTACCTAATGCTTGTTTTGCAACTGCTAATATGCCTTTACCAACTAAATCACCTGGCATTGTAAAGTTTTTAATGTGCATAATCTCTGATTGATCGTAAGTGCGTTCATCAATTTTATATATGATTCTGCCATTATCTCTTGTCACTTGTACGCGATCAGGTGATACAGGGTAGATGCTCTCCGGCAATCCATTAACGCCTGGCTCACCTAATACCGCAACATAATTACCGTGAACAATAAGCGCGGCGGCCATAGCACTAATTGTTTCCATTCGCGTTTCATTTGGTACAGGGCGCATAAGAATTGTAGGTGTAGGTGTTACTTCTCTTTTATTGCGATATGCACAAAGTGGCAATGCACCAATCGCATCACTGATCAAAGTTATTCCGCGATATATAGCAGGTATGCCTAATGCTGTATTTTGATCTACATAAGTACCAGCCCAGTTGCCTTCAAAAAATCTGCCAACTCTACCTAAAGAATCTACATAACCTTGTGATGTATAAACTAGTGATGGTTGAATCTGTCTTTTAAGTAACCGGCCTAGCATCATTTACCTCTGTTTTCTAAAGCAATGCCAAATAAAACTAAAAATGCGCCCGACAATATTACCGCCACAATGGTATTTAATGTTGCGACACCTGCAACTATTAACAAAGAACCGGTTACCTGTAAAGCGGATGATAAATATTTCATTAGTAAATTTTACTCCTAGCCACCGGCTGATCTTCTATTTTAGTTACTACCCCATAGCGTGCCAGTGTAGCCGCTACAAGTGGCGTTATGTTTGTTGTGCTTTGGCGATTCCACGCCCAGGAATCCCCCAATGGTCTTTTTGTTGAACCCATAATGGCTGATCTCAAATTTGGATCATCTAAATGACAAATAGTTTTTGCCTGTACCGCATCATAGAATGAACCACACGCTCTAGCATAATCCCGTAGGTGAATGGACATAACACCAATATTTTGTTTTTCTAGTTCAACAATCAAAGATGCCGCTGGCGATCCAGTATCTATAACCACTTTAGTATTATATTTTTTACATAATTCTATCAATCGCGGCATGACCCATGATGTGCCTTCCTTACAATCAATCAATTCAATAGGCGTAAAATCCTTGACTAATCCCGATACGGCTATGGAAGCACGGTCACGCTCCCGTGATATATCTACACCAAACACAACTTTATTGCTTACGGTTATATCTGTTCTAGCCAAAGAATCCCATAATTCAGTATTGATAACTTGAACGGCATCTTTTGAAGGCCAAACATTTAACCACTCCTTTGTAAATATTTCAGGGCTATTAGTTGCCGCCGCTTCCTTTACCGCATCAAGTAAAACACCCTTTTCTTCATGTAATGATGGTATTGCTTGATACCAAACACTTTCATCAAGATAATCAAAATCATCTGTTGCCGGACACCACTCAAACCAGGCTAATTTATTTTGTGGTTCGGCTATCTCTCTGTGACCAATTTCGCGGTAATGTTCTAATAATTCAGATTCACCAGGTCTGCCGGCATTGGATAAAATCCATAATTGACCGTTGCGTTTAGTTGCAAGCGTTGGTTGTAAGTTTGCAATTAAGGCTAATGGATGGGTTAGGGCTTCATCAATAACCATCAAATTCAAACTAAGGCCGCGTGCGCCTTTGTCATTCGGTGTAACAATTCCATAAGTAGAACCATTACGCATGTATATTCTTTCACTACCATTGACCTTTGATACCCTGGCTATGCGTTTTGAAAACTTTGGTGACATTTGAAAACTTAACAAATGTTCTTCCCATTTATTTTTAGCCATATTGCGATCTTGTGCAGTGTAGGCAACATGCCTTCTAGGTTGTAATAGTTCATAAGCAATGCGTGTTTCAATTAGTTTGCTTTTACCGTTTTGCCTACCAACTTGTGCGGCTACGGTGCGATACTTGTACAATCCTTCTTTGTCTTTTTCTAAACCCACATCCGCTACCAGTTGTTGCCAATCAAAAAGATTAAATCCTAATAATTGTGCAACTTTGGCTAATTTATCGCCGTCAGTATCAAAATTCGGATCTCTAAGTGATGCCCACCTGGGTGTACACAAAATCTTATTCAAATAGATCATCCTCATCAGGCAATGAGCATGAATCCCAAATTTCACGCAACTCTTTAGATATTGATGGAATGGTATGACCACCCTTACCGGATTCCTCTATGCGATCCCAGGCGCGTGCTAAGCCTAAAAGCATCTCGCGTTTTACTTCATCAATATCTATGCGGCCTTGTAAAGATTTGACCATTGCGGCTGTATGCCGACCCAATTTTTTCTTAGGCTTACCACTGGCGACTATTTTTAATGGCTTTGCGTTTTGCATTTCCATAACTTGCCCCCCTAGAGTAGTTGCAACTTGCACATGATGGCCTTAGACTTCCCGACCAAAGTTCAGGTGTAGGGAAGGAATCAATAGGTGGATCATGATCCAAAGTAGTGGCAACCGCCTTTTTACAATAAAAACAACGCGGTTTTTGAGCCAAAATAATTTCTCTAATTTTTTTGTAATTTGCATTGTATTTTCTACTTTTTATAGTTTTCATCAAAAATTATTTATTTTTTCAAAGTTTTTTGATCTCGCCGGGGAGAGAGAAAACCAGCAC